CACTTGTATTCCATACTTTTCGATTACCAACTTTAAATTGAAATCCTTTACAATATCTACGAACATAACTTTGCCAATTTAATGTGAGTGGAGATTCCACGATTTTCAATAAGTTGAAATAATTAATTGGTCTTGATGTCATTGGAGTACCCGTTAGTAACCAGACTTTAGGAATTTGGTCTAACACATCATTTAATAAACGAGTTCTGTTTGCTGTTGTGTTGGAAATGTAGTGAGCTTCATCTACAATTGCCAAATCAAATTTTTCATTAACCAACAATTTGTAATCGTCACTATCTTCAGATTTATCTGTTGTATGATAATTTTTAATAATGTCATAATTAATGATGTAAAAATCAAACGTAGAACCCCATTTACGACCTTCAACGATTAATACACGTCTATCTGAGTAATTGGCAATTTCTCTTTGCCAGTTGATTTTAAGAGATGCTGGACATACAATTAGAACTTTCTTAGCTTCACTCTCTAAAGAAGCAATAACTGCGGAGGTTGTTTTACCAAGTCCCATATCATCGGCAAGAATAAACTTATTATTCGCTAATAACTTTTCAATAGCGATTTTTTGGTGGTCCATCGGAGGTCTAACAGAATATTTGGAATAATCAATTACACGATTTAATTTTTTCTCCTCTTGAACAATTGCAGACTTTGGTAACCATAATGCGTGGTTTTGTTGACTATCAATAATTTTACCCCAAATATGGTAAGCCTTATCTGACTCACATAATAACTTTTCACACCATATTTTTTCAGGAGGTTTTGTTAATAACATATCTTCCATTATCTTTTCACCAAATGTATTGACAACACCAATATATTTTCTTGCAACTTTTGGAATTGTATCCTTATACTTTATAACATACTCCGCCTGTGGACGAGTTAATTTAAAATTTTTAACTTCCACAAATTTTCGTTTGTAATCCAATAAAACGTTATTGGAACCTTCATATTCGTTCAATATTTCCCTTGCTTCAATTTCAGGTATTTTCTTTTCCATCTATTATATATAATATAACTAAATAGAATGGAAGATTCAACTATTTATTAAGATATGGATAATAAACTACCAATCACCAGAATATCAAAATTCTTCGGTCAAGATGACTTCGACCTTCATATTCGTATGGGTGAAGAATATCTTCATGGTGATTTGAATATGAAATTAGTTTTATATCGTGTAGATAGAGGTAAAACTGAAATTGACGATGTATATGCTGAAGTTGGTACTGACGAAATCAAATATTTTCCACCGGTAGAATTCAATGGATTAGTTAAAATAGAAGAACCAAAAAATAGTTCATATAAAGGTGGTTTATTACACTATAATGAACCGGGTAATTTGATTGTTTCCGTATATATGAAACATTTGGAAGAATTGAATATTGATATTAGATATGGAGATTATATTGGTTATCCTGAATCTGAATCAAGAACAAGATTTTATACTGTAACAAACGACGGTAAAGTTGTTTCTGATAATAAACACAATATGTTTGGTTATAAGCCATATTATAGAAATATAACATGCTCACCAGCACAAGACACTACATTTAGAGGAGTTTAACATGGGAATACCTAAAAAAAGAAAAACTGATATTCAGATTTACAAACAGGCGGATGGTGTTGCGAGAAGACAAGAGTTGTTAGATAAAATAACTAAATCTGACACATATCTTCCTGACACAATATTACATGATGATTTGGATAAAGGATTTTTAGAATATGTTTCAAATACGTTTAAAGTTGTGTCTGATGGAACACAAATTCCAATTATAGATAAAATATTAACAATCCAAAGATGGGGTGAGTTTACTCAGAACTGGTCATTTAGTGATGAGGATAATAATATGAAATTACCTTTCATTGCTACAATTAGAAGACCTGATGTACAATTTGGTACTAATCCATCAGTTCAGAGAACTATTCCTGATAGATATCAAATTTATTATGCTGCAGTTCCTAATTGGAATGGTACAACTATGGGTGCAGATATCTATACAATTCCACAACCAATCCCTGTGGATGTAACATTTGATGTAACAATTGTATGTGGTAAATTCAGGGATTTAAATAAATTTAATAAAATAGTTTTGAAACATTTTGCTTCAAGACAAGATTATACAATAATAAAAGGTCATTATATTCCAATTGTATTGGATAAAATTGAAGACAATAGTCCAATTGATACTATTGATGGACGTAGATTCTACGTACAAAATTATCAGTTTACTATGCTTGGATATTTAATGGATAGTGACGAGTTTGAGGTTAAACCCGCAATTAATAGATTATTTACCATGTTTGAATTTGTAAACCAAAATGCTGTATCGAAAAAATTTATAAGTAAGACAGTTGATATTGTCACAAGTAATCAATCTGCCATCGGTGGACAAACGGTTTTTAATGTGGGTGAACCAATTGGTACTTTATTTACCGTAGCCATAAATGGTATTATTCAAACTAAAGACGTTCATTATTACCATATTGCGTATACATCAAGAGTGACATTAGCGGAACCTGTTCCTGATTTTAGTGTTGTAACAATAATCTATTATAAAGGTAAAAATAGTATTATATATGATAATTTTGGTAAATTATTAAAAGTCAATACTGAAATTTTTACATATTCTAACACTATCAATTTTTTCTTAAAATATGATATTAAAAGTATTGTTACTTTAGATGTTAATGGTATGGTACAAACTGAAGGTGAATCATTTGAAATCACGGGTAAAAAAGACGTTACTTTATTAGGTACACCGACAGTCGGTTCAACAATCGGTATCACTTACGTTTATTAATCATCTCCGTAGATGTCTTTCTTTTTAGGTTTACAAAGTTCTTCTATGTGTTTTTCTAAAACTTTATAGATTTTCAAACCATTTTTATTACAATAATTTTTTAATATTTCGTGGTGTTTCTCACTTATTTTAACGTTTTTCTGATTGTTTTCCATATAAAAGATATTAAAAGATAAATAACTATCTTTTTACAAAAAATACGGAAATCTTTAGTAAAAACAAAGATATTTATAAGATAAGTAATAAAACAATTTAACCAATTAATTTAAATGGCAAGTAATAACAGAGTTTTTGTATCTCCTGGTGTTTACACTTCAGAGGTAGATTTAACATTCGTAGCACAAAGTGTAGGTGTAACTACATTAGGTTTAGTGGGTGAGACTTTACAAGGTCCAGCATTCGAACCAATTTTAATTTCGAGTTTTGACAATTATAAGTCATATTTCGGACCAACTTCTCCTGAAAAGGACGGAGCAAATAATCCAAAATATGAATTAGGATATGTTGCTAAATCTTATTTACAAGAGTCTAATCAACTTTTTGTAACAAGAGTTTTAGGTTTAACAGGATATAATCCAGGTAAAACATTTGGTATCGTTTCTCAAGGTGGTATTTTAGTAGACCATTTAGAGGAGTATTTAGCAGGAACTTATACAGGTAATACCGCTTCAGATCACATGTTTGACCCTAATAATCCAACGGCATCTGATATTTATGTGGATTTATCAGGTGTAACAGCATATGACGGTACACCAATATTAACATATATAAGTGAAAAATTTAGTGGTTTAACAAATTCTGATATTGGAAAATGGTTCCAAATTGGTTTAGTTCCTCAAGGTAGTAACTATGATCAATTTTTACTTTTGAATCGTAATAAAGAACAAGTATCACCTTTAACAGGAAAAATTTATGCTGAAAATGAAAATAGACAAGAATGGTATAATACCTGTTTCCGTGAATCGGTTCCAGGTGACGAAACAACCATTTATGATGTTGCAAGCTATACATTTACAGTACCAAGTACTGGTGTAACTGATGGATTTCAAGTTGTAAGATATGAATTTTTGGCGTCAATGGACGCTGACTATGATAATGTTGTAGTTGCGGCTTTAAGATCAAGAGGTCATTATCACCAAGAAAATTTAGTTTTAGAAGTAACACAAAACTCAAATATTTCATTAACAGATACAGGTGGTATTGTATCAAATCCATTAGCAGAATTCCAAATTGATGTTACAGGTACTACAGGTGGACATAAATCATTCACAATTTCTTTAGATCAAACATCTTCAAAATATATTACTAAAGTTTTGGGAGTTGAGAATTATGACCAATCATATGTAGACCATCCGGTTTATGTTCATGAGGTTTATCCTAATTGGTTGAAAAACGCTTTCGAACAAGGTAAAATTAGAGGTTTACAACTTACATATGTTGTTGATGATGCATCTACTGATTTCATAAAAGAATTTGATACTCCAATGAGTAATACAGTTGTTTCTGAAGTTCGTGGTGGTAAAGTTGACGAGTTGTTTAACATTATTACTATTTCGGATGGTGAATCTGCTAACAATCAAGTAAAAATT